GATAATGCAGTCTTATCACCAAACAATACAATACCTTGACCAGGGAATGAAGTTACAGGGTTTACTCTTTTTCTGTAAAGAATATCTCTCTGTGCCTGTGTAGGATTGTATGCAAGTTTTAATGCACCACGAATTTGACCTCTGTTGAATCCACCTGGTGAATACCAAGGATCTGCAACTAAGTCTGTTCGAGCACATAGACCAGCAACGTCACCATTCAATGGAACATATCTGTAAACATCGTTATACTTATCGTATTGATACTTATAACCTGAATCAAATACAGCGTATGAACTTGAAGGTAAACCGTCAGCAAAATCTGCCACGTTTTGTGTTTGTGCAATAGGATCAGTTACGTTCACAACGTCTGCACGTGCAGGTGAAATAAATGCAACACAATCTTTTCTCTGTTCTGCGAGATCGATTAACATTGTTGCTTTTGTGTCACCAGTTGCATCTGCGTCTGTCTGTGAAGGACCACCAATGATAAAGTTAACATCTACTGATTCAGTGTCAGCAAACTTATCATAAGCAAGTTCTAACTCACCGTTTGTTGGTACGTTGTCATCAGTTCCACCAGAAAGTGATGTACTGAAAACAGTGTGTGATGCACTACCAGTATTATCAAATGTATTACCAGTAACAGCTGCACCTGCACCTGAAAGTGAAGTTTCGTGGTCCATCCAATAGATGTATTCTGAACTATTGTATAAAACATCTACGTAATAGTTTGTTCCGCCTTGTGCGTTTTTGGCATCTGAACCTTGTGAAAGTCCTTCGTATTTTTCTAATACTGAACCTGCAACACCAGTGATTCCACCGTCTTCGTCAACAACAACGATATGAAGTTCATCATTTGAAGCGCCATTGTCTGAAGCGTATTGTGTTGTACCAGGAGCACTATCAAAAAGATAGAAATATTCCCAACGTCTTTTGATGTATGCATTATCAACTACGGCATCTTTTAATCCAGTTTGACCAGCAGCAAGACCACTTTCAACGTTAGTGTTTACTCTTGCGATAGTTAAAGTGTTTGAAGAAATTGCAGTAATTTTATAATACTCACCAGAAGGAGCAGCGTTAAAGTTTCCACTTATATCGCCGAACTCTAGTAAGTCGCCTACATTAAACTCTGTGCCATCATCAACAGTAATAGAGGTTGCACCTTTTGATGCGTTACCTGCCACTAAGTTGTCAGCGGGCATAGTTTGTTCAAATGCAGTAGAATTTGTACACATTGATACCTTGAGGTTGTTACCCCAAGTGCCAGCAGTTCTTGCAGCCCAGCTTCCAACTGAACCCGAACCATCGGCGTAATTGTTAGTATAGTGATCTGTGTTTTTGATTTGTAATCCAGAACCATCGCCTGAGGCGTTGAGGTTTCCAGTCACAGCTCTGACCACTCTTAATGCGTTTCCGTACTGTAGAAAGTTGGTTGCACTAAAAAAATACTCGAATGTGTTGCTGTCTGGTTTACCAAACACGTCAACATATTCTTGTTCACTTGAGATCGCAACGATCTCATCCATCGGCCCTTTTTCACTAACAACGGAGATGCCTGCAATTGATGTAGCTACGGCAGGTACTACGTTTGTTAGATCCTTTTCAGTTACGAGAACACCGGGTGATACTAAAAATGCCATTGTCTGTTCTCCTTATTTACTAAATTTAGTAATTATGATACTATTTATAAAATTCAAATTTTACAGTCCTTTTCGAACGACAGGTACCCAACGTGTACCATATTCGTCAATGGTATCTTCATTCATTGGATCATCGACCCCATTATCAACAAATCCAAAGGGTGCCATATCTTGTTCTATGAGATTCTGTTGTTCTTCAAAGATACGACTTCTTAGATCATTATCAGTCAATTCTTTGAAATAAACTTGTGTGGTTAACCAGGCAAAGAGTAATAAACATGCAACTAAATCATCTGAACATCCGTCATCTGCCTCGTATTTTGATGTGCCTTTGAGTATGTAAGTTGACAATTCTGAGATAATATCGAAGTCATTAATCAGTAGTTTATCTGCCTCGATCATCTGTTTGAGATTGGAACATGCAACTTTCTTCACAGCTTTCGTTGTTCGCACACCCATTTGAGAACCAGAACCAGAGAATCCAGAACCTGCAATTTGACCAGAACGACCTCGTTGTGATACCATAATCAGATTGTCATATTCTAAATCAAACTGTAATGTATCTGCCACTTGTCCACCAATATCATTGACCTCAACCAGTATCTCAGCGTGATTATAATTCTTTGCAACTTCGTTGATGATATTAGGAAAGACAAGTGGTTTAATTTCATTATTCTTATATTTGGCGACAATACGATAAGGCATCTGTGTGGTATCAAAGACAACAAACGCTGAATAGTCATTGAGATCACCACGTGCAACGTCAACAGTGACACAATAGTGATGATCTTTTTTTACTTCTTCAAACACATCTAATCCAGCACGAGAACGAATAGGATGATTGTGTGATAACATTCTGAGTTTAGATGCACTGATTAAAGTGTCAACAGAACCTAGAAACTCACATTCAAACTCTGTTCTAAATTGTGATTCACTTGTATTCTTAATTGTTTCTTCTTTCCACTTCTCATCACGTCCTGGTATCTCTGACCAATGCACTTCAATATTTTTAAAACTATTATTACCATTCACCGAATCATTCCATAATTTGTAGTACATGTTCATACCATGTGGTGTAGAAACAATCATTACTTTAGAACTTTTACCAGAAGAAATTGTAGGATAAACTGAACTAAAGAATTGTTCAGCAATATTATTAGGCACGAAAGCAAACTCGTCTAAGAAAATCACATTAAAAGATCCACCACGAATTGCACTTGATGATGTCGAAGCAGCGATAATCTTACTATTGTTTTCTAATTCTAAAGAACCTTTGTTCCAATTGAGAACACCTTGTTGCATCCACTTAGGTAAGTTTTCATATGCAAGTTGTAATCTTCCTAGAATATCTCTAGCAGTATTTGATTTGTTTGCAAGTATTGCCACGTTTACATTATCATTAAACATCACATAATGCATTAGATAAGAAACAATCGTTGTTGATTTACCTGACTGACGAGGTAGTTTACAAATAACAAAACGATTATCATGGAATGTGTCAACCATTTCTTTTTGAAAGTTGTACATCTCAAATGGTACAAGACCTTTATCTAGGGTAACAATCTTAATATAATTCTCAATAAAGTATATGGGATTATTCATACACTTTGCAATTTCTTCGATTTGTTTTTTTGTAAACTCTGTCTTGGTATTTGCTTTTTTAAGATTGGGATTACCTAAATAGATATCTTGGTTACTCATCTTTTAGTTTTTTACCTTTTAGTAATTTTGATAATTCTGTTGTTGAACCTACAAACAATGCATTGGTTACATTCTTTGGTGCATTATTTGGCACATCTTTTAACTTCTTCATCTTTTCTTGTAAGTCTAAAAGTTTCTCTGTGACTTCACCTACGTTTTTAATCAATTGACCTGCAACTTCATAGGCTCTTGGGTGTTCACCTTCACGTGCTAAATCTAAGATGCCATCAATCGCATCTTGCCCACGTTCAACAAGATTATATAAATTTTCTCTACTATACTTGTAGTCACCGTCAATGTCTGCTGTTTCTTTTGGTCTTGGAATCTTTGGAGTAACGTCTTTTACTTTTTCTGGTAATTCAGCTATCTCTAAAACTTCATTTAGTTTATCATCTGTATTTGACATAATATATTACTCATCTTCACCAGTCTCTGGATTAAATTCTTTTGCATCCTGAAAGAATGATGTTGTTTCATTGAAACCAAAGTTATCATCACCATCGGCATCAACAGGATCAGGTTGTACTGTATATCTCTGTTCTCTCTTTGGTGTGTTCACTGGCATATCTGCATACTGATCAACTTGTACAGTTTTAATCACTTTCGATGATGTAACAGGTCCATAGAGATAGTTCTTTGCAGTGAAAGACATTGTGTACATAATCACACGTCTATCAGTAAAAGAACCATCATATGAATCTTCGTATGTAACATCATTAAGTATAATTGGTACATCTCTCACTATTTCCATTTCAGGAATGGAATTTAAAGTAACTGTATAATCTGGTTGAAAGTAAGGTAAAATCTGTTCGACAATCTGTAATGCATCATCAGAATTTCTTGCCATTGCATATAATGTAAAACCAATGTTATATGGCACAGGCATAAATTGAGATGTCATTGACTTATCATCAGCACCTTTGACTTTCTTAAACTTTTGTACACGATTGAGTTTACGAGCTGCATCATAAGATAAACTAGTCATTTCGAAACCAAGTCTAGGTAATGTGATTGCAGTTTTCTTTGGATCATTTGCTGATCTTGTTGGGTCTTGATCTAATCGTGCAAGAAACTTTTGTTTAGGACCATATGCTAATGGCACCTTCATTCTTTGTAAAACTTTACCAGAACTGTTCTTTCGTACAACATATAAGTTGTTAAACAGTGAACCAAACGCCACTACTGTCTTTCGAACAACTTCGTGGTAAAAACTATCATTAAACATATTTAAATCTCCTAATTCTATTTATCAGGTTCCCCAAATGGGTTATTCTCAGTGAAATCAAAGATATCATCATT